CCATCTAATCTATCAAGTAACCCCCCTAAGAACTTACTGACGGCTTTTAATGACGGCTCACCCATGTCACGTAAAACTAACTGAAATCGTTCTTTCACTTGAGCCCACATACCAAGAGCAGTACCGCCCATGTCCTCAATTAATTTTGTTGTTAATCCAATTTTATTGAAATACTTATCCATTTCTGAAAGTTGTTTTTCCAACGGCATTTTTTTTATTTTATCTAAGACATTTCCATCCATCTCAAATCGTCTTTGTAAGGATATTGAATCACCACTAAACAACTCACGCAATGCAAAAACCGCGCCTTCTAATCCTTGCATTGGGTCCGATGCTGAGAGACGTTCTGCCAAACTCCACATTTTTTCTAGTTGACCTAAGTCCTTAGATGCTGTTATGAATGATTTAGAATTTCCGTACATTTGCTGAGAATCGAATATAGGTGATTTAATTGCTATTTTATCTATCATTTCCATGTATTCTTTTGATATTTTTTCGTTATCGAACATAGAAGAAATCATCACTTGTGATTGTTGCATCTTCATCGCTTCACCAACAGTAGCGTTAAATACTTTTACTGCCGAATACGCTGCGCCCGCTGCTGCTGCTATTCCGAGGAATCCTCCGTTTAATGGATTTAAGAATCCGAGTAACTTTCCTGCGCCTTTTCCGACGAAAGAAAACACGGAACCCATACCGCTAAACGCTGCGGAAGTCTTGCCGGCTACGCTACCCATCCGACCCATTAACGTGTTCTGTTGCTGCATACGTTGTCTCAAACGTGTAGACGCTCTTTCAGTGTCACCCATCGCCTTGTTTACCCGCTTCATAGGACTCGAAAACTTATCGTCTAAACTCATGCGAGCGACTAAATTTATCGCCATTATTTCTTCGCCTCCTGTTCTAGTTCTAACGCTTGACACGACAGTATGAACATACGGGCGCCGTAAGGCTTGTTGTATATATCGTCGGGCATTACGTTATGTCTGCGGTAGGCTTCGTATAATAATCGCGCTTCGCCACCCGCCTTGATTAGTTTTTTACGTCGTCCGCGTCCACTTCTCCGTCAACGAATCCGCTGATTTCTCCGATAGCATTTTCGATTAATTCTTGTTCGCCAGGTAAGAACACTTTCTTCACGACTTCGTACGCTTCCATACTGCCAGTCGATTCTAGTGCTTCCTTACTGTTCAAATTCGGCTCAACTAAACACTTCGCGATTAACATATGGCGCGCTTTTTGCGTATCTACCTGCTTAGTGCGTTTGTTTCCCTTACCTTCGTAGAAAGTGCAACGTTCTTGTATGTGTTCGTAATCATCATTCGTAAAAGATGAAACGGTAATATTCGAATCCAGTCGTTTAATAAAAACCTCTTTCTTGACGTTCATATCCGCCTTCAATAGCTTTTGTAGTAAGTCCATAATCGTCCTCCTAGTCGCATTAATAGAAAGAGCCGGCGATTGCCAGCCCGTAAGTTTGCGTTAATCTAAAAATTCGTATCCGCTAAATGTAAACGGAATTTCTTCGGTCACTAACGATCCAACTTCGTATTGAATCAACGGAATACTGTCGAACTGTACGCCTTTCAGACGGACACGTTGTTTCGCTTCCGGTGAATCCGGGTCGTCCAACTTTCCGATTAGTTCCGTTACGAACATCGGCGATTTATCATCGCTGAATTGTCCGATACGTTTCGCAAGTGCCGGCGTTATTTTAAATTGCGTTAACGAGCCGGTACCGGTAATGCTTACCGCCTTATGTCCGACCCATCGCGTGCCCGCGCGCATAACTTCTTCTTTGTTAATCGCTGGCGTCGCTTGAAACGCGGTAACATTCGTCATCCATTCGCCTTCGTGATACAAATAACCGAACGAACCGCTTATCGTCTTGCTTGCGTCCATTGCCATATATAGTCACCTTCCTCGTTTTATTAAACTTCGATTGTTAAGAAAATCCGTTCCATCGAATCAAGTTCGCGGTAGCTAATCGCTAGGAAAACCTGGTCGCCTACACTAGGTCGGACTGTATCGAGCGCTACAACGATGTCCGTTAATACGCCGTTATCTTCTAACGTCTCTAAGTACGCCTTGATAGCGGAAATTAACGCGAACTGACCGTCCTCGTCGTTGTTGATACGTCCGATATAGTTATCACGCGCCGTCTTTTCGATGTCCGTAGCAATTGCGATACGTGAACGAGCTGAACGGACTTTAAGACCGCTTGTCGTAATAGCCGATTCGACTTTTACCTTTTCGCCGTCGTGAACGAGTAAGAACGAACCCTTGCCGAGTGCCGTCACGACCTCGCTGTTGCGGTAACGTCGATTAACGTCATCAAGCGGCACCTGTGCATATGTTAGCGAACGGTTGATAGCCGAGCCTGCGATTGCGCCTGCGATATATGATGCGTATTGTCCGGAAGAATACGTTGTTGCTCCGACTGTCCCTCCGACCGTCAAATTGACAATATTGTCGTGGTTCATTGCGACTGAGCGTGCGTCGCCTATCGCTGGGTCTGCGTCGTCGGTAGCCGAACCGCCCGTTACGTACATGAACAGTTTCTTTTCGTCGATATTGCGTTCAAGCCACGTTTTCGTATTCGCGTTTTCGCCCGTAGGTACTTCGATGTCCCATACGAATACGTTAAACGGTCTTGCTTCGAACGCCTCACGCATTGCGATGTAAGTCGCCGCGTTCGGCGTAGCTGGAACGGTATAAACTAATACCTGTTTTGCACCGCCTTGTAGGACGCGTTTAATTGGGTCGATATTGGCTTGACCAAACATAATCAGCGCATCGCCTTCTTTTTCAATCGTGTAAAACTTATCTGCTTCCGCCTGCCCTGTGTACGTGTGTAACGGCATGCCGACGATACCGCGTTCTCCGCCTGCGATTTGCGCTATCGCTGCGTTTTTAAAGTTAATATATAATCCGGGTCTAACCGGCAAAGCGGTTGGGTCCCATTGTTCAATCGCCATTACTTAACGCCTCCGTTTCAATTGAGATTAATTTCCGTAATTATGTCCGCAGTGACATTCGCCATCTTCGGTGCATCTACGAAGTCACGCGCCTCTCTTACTTGCGCCTGTAGTACGCCAATAACCGCGTATACTGTAGAGCCTTCCGTCATAAACGGTTGTGACATAGAAAAGGACCCGATACGCATATAGCGTGGCGAGCCTTTCATTTGTATTGCGTCTTTACTTTTTAATTTCCGTTGTATTAGCGCTATCTTTTGAATACAATCGAGTTCCGACGTTCCGAAATAAATGAACTGATATTCACGGTCAAGACGAAGGTGATAGCTCGTTTCTGCCGTAGATGTGTCGCCCAAGTAGCGTATACTTAACTCATTTGCGGTATATTTCGGTGGAAGATACTGCTTCCATATTCGATTAAACGTAGTAACTCCGGCGATATATTCGGAAAGTGTTTCGACTTCTTTTACGATGTCTGCCACGTCACCACCCCGCTTTCTTTAATTCCGCGGCCACTTCTTCGTCTAACCATTGTTGCCATTCCGATTGGCGTTTTTCGGCAGGGTCGTCGAGGAATTTCTCAACTGTTCCAGTTGTCCGTAATTTGCCGCCATCCTCCGCCATATGCCCTTCGTGAATGTAATAAGCGTAGTTGAATCGCTTGCCACCAGAACTTTGCGTTGCGTTCGCTTCTATTTCGATATAACCGCTTGCGCCAGGATTAAAAACATCGCCTTTAATTTGGTCGCGAAGGTTTCGCTTATCTATCGGAGCAACATCACGCGACTCACGCACCCAATCGTTCTTAATATCTTTTAACGCCACCTTCGCACCTTTATCCGCTGCGTCCGGCGATAACATAACCGCTTTCGCAAGTTGCGACATATCTAATTTAAACTCCGCCATTACACATACACCGTTGTTAACGAAGGCTTGCCGTTAATCATTCGTATAGGTTCGATAAGTACTGGACTGCGTTTGATCGTGACGCCTAATTCATTCGTGAATTCTATTTCGTCGTCGTACGCAATGTTCGGTAACTTATCGAAAATAAATTGAACGCTAGACATTACTTCGTCGTTTAGCGTAGTACTTGCGAGGTTTTTAACGCGCTCTATCTTCTCGTCTGCGCGACATTTCATCGTAATTGGGTCGCCTGGTGCTCCGTTGCCCCAATCGTCTAATACGCTACCTTTGTGCACAATAACCGTCTGTTTCAGCGGAATTAACGCCATTACAACGTCACCCACTTTATCGAGCGTCCTGCGGATAGATTGACGCCGTTTTCTGCGCCTATTAATTCGATTGCGTCCGCCGGTATAAATGCGTCGAGGTCTTTCTTCGCCCAATCCTTAAACGTAAAGCTGATACCTTTTACGCTGAACGACGCTACGCCTTGTTGCGCCAATTTGTTCGTATCGTTAAATGCGCCTGCTAGCGTCGCCGCGAAAAGGTAGTTCGCTTCATCCGGTATTGTTAGACCCGGAAATTTCCGTTTGAGTGTGCGATCAGAAACGTTCAGTAACGCTGATTTACGGTCAAAGTCGCCGTCGATAAAATCTTCGTTGTCAAGCGTATTTAAACGGATATAAGCCGTTGCTGCTTCGATGTCCCACGTCATAAGTTACGCCTCCTTTATTTTGCGGAGGGCTTACGTGCGGTCGCTTTCGTAGCCGGCTTCGCCTCCGTTTGTTTCGTTGCTTTCGGTGCTACTGCGTCAATGCGGATTGCGTCGGTGATACTCGTTAATACTTCGATTGTTGATGCGTCATCCGTTGCGTATCGTCCGTCGTTAAACCTGTGAAATTCGCCGTTTACGTAGAATCCGAGCGCTTTATACTGCGATGTAAATTCTGCCAATCTACTCACCACCTAAATAAAAGCCCGCAGAAAACTGCGAGCCGTTAGTTTTTATTAGTTAAGTCCTTTAAGACGTCCGTGCGCTTTCTCTTGTTGGAACTC